CCCTTAAGATTAGCACCCCTTAGGTCAACACCCCTAAGATCAGCGTACCTAAGGTTAGCACCCCTAAGGTCAATGCCCCTAAGGTCAGCCCACCTAAGGTCAGCACCTGGTTCGATTGCGTACCCGTTGATTTTCATATTGTGTTTGTTTTGTATGAAGTCATTATACAATAAAAAACCACCCCTGTGATGGAGTGGTGGACGGTTTGGGAAGTGGTTTAGAGAGCATCCCATTGATCACCCAGAGTAGAGGTTTGACAGAGAAGAGGATGATCCAAAGAGCCAGAAGATATGAGGGGACGGGTTTGAGGTTGTTCATTGTCGTTCCAATGGCGGATTACTCCGCTAATAATAAAACAGTTAGTGACAAGATAAGAGAGGGCAATGATAGACCGTACACCAGCTACGTAATTGTCGTAAGGTTTGGTTTTGTCATCGGAAAAACTCCCTAAGGAGTATTTCCAAATACGTGCCACTCTCTTCATCATCCATTATAGACCGAATCTGGTTCAAGTGCAATGAAGTAATCAAGTTCCTGCGACTCAACTGTGTTTGTAAACTTTGATAAACACTTGCTAGAGATGGTGACTGTATAGTTTCCAGGAAGAATCTTGATGTTCTCAACTTTGAAGTTAAAACTGAATTGCTTTTCAGTCTCACCAACTACAATTGAGTGATCATTTGAAGTATCATTCTTCTTGTCACGAACTGAAAGACGAACTACACCAGCGTCACCAATGACTGCAAGATCAGGCAGATCAAGAGTATTAGCTGCCTGTAGAAGTTGACTCAAATGACTTTGATTGATCTGAAATGTAATGTCTTCACTAGGAAGATTGAGTTGCTTCTCTGGAGGAGATACGATTACATTAGGATCTGCAAAGAAGTAACGTGAACGATTACGTCCTTCCCTGATAGTGACATAGTTATCTTCTTTGAAATCAAGTTCAGGATCTTGATGCAAACGAAGAACTTTTAAGAACTGTGGTAGATCGTAGATAGCAAAGTCTTTAGGAAACTCTTCTTCAACTTCAGCTTCTGCTAGGATGTTCTTCATCACTGAAATAGTGCGAAGTTTATTACCCTGCTTAACTAAGATAGATTGATTGATATCCGAATAGTTGCTGAGGATAGCAATGGTCTGTTTGGAAAGTTTCATATTCATTGAGGGTAGGTTTCACGGGTGGCGTTCTGATCATTGAAATGTAGCAGAAGCACAGCATAATGCAAGATCTTCATGATATCACGACGGGCAGTGCCCTTCTTGTCGTATCGTGATGCGTACTTGAGGATATTGGATCGACAGAATGGTTCCCCATCACCACAGGCTTCAATAAGATCAAGAGTTTGAATCTTATCACTTCCAGCAGAGTAGTGCTGGTTATATGTGCCAGCAATATACTCTTGAAGTTCTTTAAGTATGGCATCTTCACTATACTTAAAACGATTATCTTTTTTTATCTTTTCAGTCAGAGTATCAGTAAAGGTAGAAGAAAATTGGTCATATGTTTCATTTGCAAGTTTATCTAGGGGATCATCATTAAGAATGATTTTGTCTTCATCATTGTTGTTCATCATTTCTTCGTAAAGCAGACTCCAAGAGTTGGTCATATTCTACACCTCTTTCCATAAAAAAGCAAGTGTTTTTCTTTCGTGTATAGCAAATCTATTTGGAGCTAGTCCTCTGTGTTCTAAGTGACCATTTAATAGAACAGCACAATTAGGAATATATGGCAGTGTAATGTAGTCATCTCCACTTTGAATTTCTATGTGGCCACCCCAAGTTGAATCCCAGTCAAACTCAGTAAAGACAACACATGTCCAGATTTTAATAGTAGAATCCTCAGCATCATTATGAAATGCAGAGTCTTGGCCGTGAAAATGAATGTTAGTGTTGACCCTACAGAGTTCCAAATCTCTTTTCAAAATCTTTTGAACTTTGAGTTTGGCAGTAGTTGCAGATTTGATAAGTTGAAAATTTGTACTGTAGGACCAGTTATCTGTATGATCATGAGTACACATGAGTTCACCAAATAATGGATCAGTGCGGTTTTGATGTTTGTCAAAAACCCACTGAGAATATTCTGGCAAAAACTCTGTAACAACATCATTAAACATATCATCACTAAAGATATTTTTAATATACCATACCTCTGGTGCTTTTTGAGATACTTCCATCATTTTATATCAGAAGTTAGTAGTGTTGTCAATTGTATCGATGCTACCATCAGATGCCATTTGGAAGTCAGCATCAACTTTGTCATAGAGTTCCAAGAATGCTTGCTTGGTTTCGTCATCAAAACGATTCAGACAAACTTGAATTGCTTTTGCCTTATCACTAAAGATCATATAGGCTCGAACAATATGAACTAAACGACGTGTACTGATCACTTCTTCAACACCTCCGTCAAAGAATGTTTTACGGATGATGTCTGCCCAATCTACAAGATTCTTACAGAATTGAGTATCATCAATCATAGAAGAAAGAATCTTTTGTTCTGTTGCAGGATGAGGATACTCCTGTTCAAATGTTACAGGGAACCTCTCAAGGAAAGCTTCATTAAGAACATTGGTTCCAATAAACCGACCATCCTCAGATCCCTTACCTTTAGTATTAGCAGTAGCAATGATGTTGAAACCAGCAGCAGGTTTTACATACTTACTAATCTTCTTCAAGAAGACACCTTTGCCTTCAAGGATAGATTGGAGACAGAGGATTTTATTCGATGCAAGGTCAACCTCATCTAGAAGCAACACAGCTCCACGTTCCAAAGCTTCGATGACAGGACCATTATGCCAAACAGTTTCGCCGTTAACAAGACGGAACCCACCAATAAGATCATCCTCGTCGGTTTCAATGGTAATGTTTACCCGAATCAATTCCCTATTTAGAGCAGCACATACTTGCTCCACAGAGAAAGTTTTACCATTACCAGAAAGACCAGTAATGAACGTTGGATAAAAACTACGAGAGTTAATAATTTTTTTAAGATCTTTAAAGTTCCCGAACGGGACAAAACTATCATCTTTGGCAGGAATAAGATTCATTTCTTCCCGTTCGGGAAATTGAGTTTCTAGTTGATCCCGTACTTCGTCAACAGTCAGGTTCCACTTACCACGGCCAACTTTACGATCAGCAAGTTTACTAGTGATAGTTTGATAACTAACTCCATTTAGTGCAGACCATGCACGTAAATCTCCAGAAGAAATGTTGTCTCCATAGATTTGCTGAAGAGATGAAACGATGTACTCGGAAGAAATTGACATTGATGGTTTGTTTGATGTACTTATTATAACGGATGATGGGTGGGAATGGAGGCGTGGCCGCCAGTTCCCCAACTGGTTCAGCAGACAAGGGAGATGAATTCTGAAAGAACTTTCTTGTTCATTTTCTTGGAGTTTAAAGACTTCTTGAATGCACTTCGGATTTGACCTTTAGTTGCTTTGTCTTTAACTTCAAATTCAGAATTCTGGGAAAGTCCATTTGAGGAGAGCCCAAAGTATGCAGTGTATCCTACATCTTTCATAGCAAAACTACGATTCTTTTTCCAAGATTTTTCAGCATCAAGAAACTCGTCAGAGTTTAGATACATACGCATGAACTTCCATGCTTCGCGAGGAGCAAGAACACGAATACCAATAAAGTTAATATCTGGATAACGATCACGAAGATTATTCAAAAGAGTTTCCGTGAACTTATGATACCCATAACCAAAAGAATAGGTCCTGCCAAGTTTACGATCACGAAGGAAAGTTGCATTAGGATAAACAGACCTAGTGCCAATAAAACTTTCTGCTTTATTGTATGCATATGAAATTTCAACGTGACGATTTAGTGGATGAGCTTCACCATCAGTCAAAATAACACATTGAACTTTTTCAAGTTTGTTTTTCTTTTTAAAGTCTGGAAGAATTTGATTTAGGCAAACAATTGCTTCATTGAGAGGTGTTCCAGATAATCCAGCCATAGTTGGAACATCATACATGCTAGATCTATTACTGTATGCATAACAAAGTCTCCAGATATTTTTCATGCAATTTTCAAACTCAGAAGTTTTGATTCTGCTACTAATCATGTTAAGTAGATTAAAGTCTTTACTGACTTGTAGAATGCCATCTTTCAATTCATAAGATGGATCTGGAATCTTAAAATACCCCTGATGGTTAGGATCAGGTTCTCTCCAGTTAGTAGTAAATGCATAGACTTCAAAAGGAATATTAGTTTTCTTACAAAACCAAATCAAGTTGAATAGTTGCTTGATGGTATCCAAAAGAGTTTCTGACATTGAACCACTCCAATCAAGAACAAACACCAGGCCATGGTTCTTACCATCAGCAAGAGTTGTAACTTTCTTAAAAAGATCTTCGCTGTACTTATAACTGTATAGTTTGGAGCAATCTAAAACTCCAGTGCGAGAAGTGGTTGCTCGGGAATAAGAAGCAGCAGATTTTTTACATTCAAATTCTTTTACAAGATAAGTAACTTCTTTCTGAGCAGATTTTTTAAATAAGTTATACTGATTATCAGATACTCTATAGAGATTAACTGGAGTCCTTTCATACGCTATATGTCTATTATCAGATTCTTCTTGCATATCTGCAAAAGATTTGTTTAGATATTCATGAAACTTTGCAGCATCTATAATGATTTTATCAAGATCAAGTTTTGGAAGTTCAACATAATTATTCTCAATAGAGGAATGATCAATGAGATCTTCAATATTTTTATCGAAAGCTGCATCAGTCTTAACTTCTGGTTCATTATCAGAGGGTTGATCTTCATGCTGATAACTTGGAGTATCAAGATCTGCAATCCCTTTTTCATTATCATCTTCACGACGTTCTGCTTCCTCCAGCATTTCTTCGTGAGTCATACTATCACCTTCACCCTGCTGATCACTATCCTGTTGACCATTAGGATTTCCATTTTGTGATGCTGGTTTTAGATCTTCAGAATCATTCTCTTGAGATTCTTTACAATACTTATAAAGATCTTCAGACACGTTAAGAACATCGTCAAATGTTTCACAATTTGAGATTGCTTTGATTAGGAGATCCTCATCATCATTAGTAAAAGGAATATCAATATAGTTTCCAATTTTGAAGTATAAATTTGCACGATCTGCAAGATTCATTTTACCGATATCTTCACCTTCAACTTCAAAAAAATCTTCATCTGAAAGTTCTTGATAACCAGAGAAGAAAGTTTTAGATAGGCCACCATAACGACGCTTCATCATCTTTTCAATGCGAGCATCTTCAACAATATTTACGAAAGATGGTGGAATATCTCTGTCTTTGATCCAATCTACATCTGGTGTATACAATGCATGGCCCACTTCATGACCAACCAAAAGATCATAAACGATATTAGACGCCTTTTCCCACATAGGAAGAGTCAAAACTCTTGTGTGAACGTTAAAGCAAGCAGTACGAACGTTCTTATGCTCAACAACCAGATCTTCAGTTGCTAGAAGTTTGGCAAGTTGTCCTTTGACTTCGTGAGAGACTGCCATTGATTTGTTTCGTATGAACGTAGTATACAAAAGAACCTCGCTTTTTGGGCGAGGTACTGTGACACTTTTTAAAGTGGTTTAGGGATTGTCGCCTTGCTCGGAGTCTTCCTTTGCAAGTGCCTTTACCATGTTTGTCTTTCTTAGAGTGATGTTGCCAGTTCGGGACTTTCATTGAGTAAATGGTTCTCCTTTAGGAAGTGTAGCACATCTTTCAGTCCACCGATATGTTTAGCATCAATGGAAGCCTGTGGATATTCTGCATTAGATCCAAACTCTGATTCAAATGCTCTTTGAGTAAAATGATTATTTAGTTTATACTCCAAAAATTCTCCACCGATTGACTTAAGAAGCATGGCCAAACGCTCACACTCTTGGTTTCCGTTGGTGTAAATTACTGTTGTCATTTGTTTTCTTTGTAAGTGATAGTAATTTGGTTGTACACTTCGTCTCTATTGTCGCTATTGTAGATACGACAACGGTCCACTTTAGCATCTAATATATTTACAATATTATCTAGTTGCCATTCAGTTATATATTTTTTGAAACCATCATCCATCCAATTTTTATTAGATCCTGGTGTGTTAAATTCCATTACTGAATACCTTTAGGAAATTCTTCAATCTCAGTCAATTCATAGTCCCAGTCTTCCATGACTGTATTGGCATAGAAACGATCAGAAAGCATTTCGATTTCTTTCTCGGCATACTCTCTGGTCGGTGCTTCCAACCAAATATCAATTACCTTACCAAGTCTAAGTTTCTTGATATTCAACTCAGACAATCGTCTACTACCATCTCTCACAGCATTACCTGGTGAGTCATCAACCTGTGATCGTAATCGGATGAATACTAGTGCTTTAAATTTCATAATCTTTCTCTCTCATCAAGTGCTTCATGAATAATTTCCTTTAACTCGATACGTTCTTCTGGTGTGAAAATTGTACGTGTCTTTACTGGCATAGGAGCATAGCTATTTGGATTCTTTGATTTACCAGGAAGACTCATTCCCTGTGTGTCAATTTTGTCCATTATTCTTCTTTATCCAACAAGGTTTACATAACGAATTCTTGTATCTTTTCTCGGACGGGACATAGCATCCAACTTGAGGTGTTTGATTCGCTGGCACCATTTTACCACATCCAACGCATTTTGTCTCCCACATCTTCATACTGTTCTCTCCAATCTATTTGTTGCTTGGTCGGGAAAGTCTCTTGGTCTACTATCACCAGCATTGTCAGTCCTAGGAGAACCTTCGTTAGCCTTCATAGTATGCTGATAGTTTGCTCTTGGATATCTAATACAGAATGGATCAGGCATCCAGTATGTTACTTGCCATTCTTGATCAGGACATAACTCAAGATGCTTTTCTACACTATGAGAAAAACTACCGATTTGAATGTGGCCATCATGACTGACACATCTACCGTTGCCAACATCAACTAGGAATAGCATCTTGCTACTCATAATACTTCTTTCTCTGGATTGAGGTTCTTTACAAATTGCACTGGATTCTTTTCAGACTTATGAACCCAATGATAGCGCATCATCTCGTAAATGGGATCCCATGTGGCGATACAGACATAATCAGTCACGTTGCCTCCAATCTTTTGGTTTATCTTGCTGAAACCAATCTTTGATATCATCAGCACTATCGAATCCCGTTCTATGATTGGATGGGTCGGGATCACCTAGTCCCATCCTATTCATAAAATCGTCTAAACTTCCCTCTTCAATTTTGTTGGTTATCTGGCGACGTGCCATCTTCAACATTTCATTGGCAGAGGTATTTGCCTTAGCAAGCTTATTTGCCCAAATCATGTCGTCTAATTTAACCTCTTCACCATTGGCAATACATTTGCAAATGAATTCTAAGCGCAGTCGGTACTGTGTAGAAAGCATACATCTAAGTCACATCCTGATTATTTAGACTATTCTACTGAAACCTTTTATCTTATCAAATTTAATTACGTTATCAAATTTATCGTAAAGGCCGTCTTTGTGAGAGATTACAAAGGTATTTGCACCCTTGATAACATATTTGATAATCTTTAAAAATTCTTCTGTACCAAATCCGTCTAGAGAACTATCAAAAACTTCATCCATGACAAGAAGATTAGTATTGACAGAATTTTTGGATCTGGCAATCTCTCTCCAGGTAAACAACAATGCGAGATCTATTCTCATTTTTTCACCTTCACTGAAAGATGCATATGAGAACTTATCATGAATTGGGGATTGAATAGTCTCATTAAATTCTTCGTCAAGTTGAAAATTGATGTAAAAATCCATCATCCTCAAGTAACGATTAACTTGTTGATTTATAAGAGGCAAATATTTTTTAATGATTTGTCTCTTGACCCCACCATCTTTGAGAAGTGAAAACGCAAAGTCGTAGTATTTTAGAGATTCTTTATGCTCAGAAAGATCAGTATAGAGTTTATCTAATTGTGTCTGAAATGAAATTAATTTCTCATGTTCAGAATTTCTATTCTCGAGCTGACTGGCAATAGTTTGAATTTCAGATTCAAGTTGTCGTACTTGCCGCTGAAACCCAGATATTGTTGAATTGTTTTTAGAAATCTCATGGTTGAGGTTTACAATCTCCCTACTAATAGTTTTAAATTGCTGCTCTCGTTGTTCTTCATCTTTAATTGCACTCTCCAGTTCATTGAAACCAGATTGCAACTCTTGTGCTTTATTTTGAGCAGTACTAATTCTATTTAATCGAAACTCTTCTTCTATATCTTGGGTGCATGTAGGGCATACCGTATTTTCTGTGAAGAACTTATGCTCTTTGGTAATGGTAGACACTTTTTGAGAGATTTTACCTCTAAGATTTCCCAGTTTACGCAACTTTATAGAAGCACTAGAATATACTTCCATCTCTTTCTGAAGATCATTGACTTTAGTTTGAGTTTCAGAATTATTATTAATGGCATTATTCTCTTCCACAAGAAGATTTTGAATGCTATCTTCTTTTTGTTTAATATTTTGTTTACTACGATTTTCTAGCTCATCAATAAAATCTTGTTGCATCCTAATTTTTTCAAGAAAGGATTCTTTTTTTACATCAAGAATTTTTGTTTTTTCTCTGTAGGTTTTAATATTTTCTTTGATGAGTGAATTCATTGCAGAGAAGATTCTAATATCTAGAATGTCTTCAATAACTTCTCTACGATGACCACCAGACAATTGCATAAAGGGAACAAACGTTGAGCTTCCCAGAATTACAACTTGAGTAAAAGATTTATGATTTAGTTTTAAAATATTCTCTTCTAATATTCTTTGATTTGATCTATCGTCTGCTTCTTTATGAAGAGCTACTCCATCGACTTCAATATCAAAGACGTTCGGTTTCATTCCTCTCCGAACAAAATATTTTTTATTTCCAACATTAAATTTAACCTCCACAAGACAATTCTTTTCATTGATTGTGTTGACTAATTGTGGTTTATTAATTTTGCGAAATGGTTTATTGAATAAGGAAAATGATAATGCATCTAGCAAAGTTGATTTTCCAGATCCGTTGGAACCAATAATAATAGTATTACTGTTTTCAACAAAATTTATTTCAGTCCATTGATCACCTGTTGACAAAAAATTACGCCAACGAATACTCTCAAATAAAATCATACTATTTTAATGGTGGAACAACTAAATCATCGGGGGTGATAATTATATATTTTACTCCTTTCAATTCACAAGTTTTAACGGCAAGTTCAGGATTAACTTCTACTGCTTCTACTGATCCAGTTTCATCATCCTGAGTTTCCAACATCATAGCATACCTTTCGGCATCATCTGCTTCTTCAAAGAAAAATAAAATTTTCTCACGCTTTCTATTATAGACTGCATAAGCACCCTCTTGCTTTTTTTTCCTATGAACAAGCATGTACATTAATCAACCTCACAAGCTGAAGTATAAACTTTTTCCAGAATTGATTTCACCTTTGAAGTATTTAAACTACATTCAGATTCATCAACATATCTATTCAAAATAGAAAGTGTGTTTTCAGACTCATCAGTTGTAAATTCATCACTTTGATAAAAACCATTAAAATCAAAGTTTTCAACAATCTTCAAATCATTCACTCCAGATTGATAAAGTTTATCAATAAATCTTTCAAACTTAGCTCCATTACTTTTTTTGTTAACTACAACTTTAACAATTTTATCTTTGTATGGTTCTGCGTTAAAGGTTTGATGTGGAGTATCTTCGTATGAAATAATATGAAATAGTCTATGTGGATTATTTACTGGAGTATGCTCTAAAGTTTCGGTATCAAAAATGTGACATCCTCTAGTTTCTTCTACATCATGCCAATAAATTTCATATGGATTTCCAAGATAGTAGATATTGTCTTGGAAATTTCTATGATGATAATGTCCAGAGAAAACTTTTTCAAACTTCTTATAATTTGTTTTATCTTCACCGTGTTCACAAATATAAGTTTTATTTGCAAAAAATCCTCTCATCTCAAGATGGCCAAAAGCAACTTTTGATTTTGTCGAATTTATCATTCCCACAGTTTCTTCACGATTTTCATCGTTGATCCATGGAATGAAGAACATATCTAGACCACCAATTTTAACTTCGGTAGGACTTCCATAAACAACAACGTTATCATACTCTCGCAATAGTAG